GAGCTTCACTTGGATTTGCTAACCAGTATCCGTTAGCTGTAGAGCCTGAAGGTTTAACTAAAAATCCTGGTTTTACTTGTAAATCTAAAGCACCTAAATTATAAGCATCATATGAAGCTGTAATAAATTTAGTACCATTAGCATATGAACCTGATAATAATGGATCTGTTATTTCAATTCTATAGGTTTCTCCACTAAATACTTCTGTAGTACCTGTTAATGTACCACCATCGTATCCTTGTGCCCTACCATAGTAAGCCATTGAACCTGATCCTACTGGTTGGCCAAAAGTACCACTAATAAAATAATTTATTGTTTGAGTAGTTAAAGTAGATTGAGTACTGTTTTTATTAACACCTCTTGTTAATAAACTATAAGTAGTAGTACCTAATCCTGTTTGGTTAATATTTTCTGCTCCTGCTGAACCAGCATCGAATGTAGCTGAACCAGTAAGTTTTACTATATCCGTTTCAAACGGTATAGTACCAATTACTCTTGCGGTAGCACCGGTTGAATCAAAAATTGCGTTTGATGTTTGTACAGTACCACCTAATGTTGATGCGGCTGTAGTTCCTGCTAATACTATTAAAGAATCTGATTCATTTAAATCAGCAATTGTAGCTGAGTTAGCATATAATGGATTAAATAATCCTGTTACTGAGGAGGAAATAGCCCAGGTAGCTGTTAATAAATAAGGAGCTCCAGATAATGAACGTGATGTTGCTGTTAAAGCAACATTTCCAAAATTTGTAGCTGCTAATGTATTATTAGGAATTGTTAAACTTCCTATCGGAGAATAAAATATTCTTGTTGTATCTATTGCAGGAATACTATAAGCTGAACTTCCTGAAGATATTTTTACAGATGCACTAATATGATAAAAACCTGAAGCGCTTACACTTGTAAGTGTTCTTCCACCATTATATAAACTTGAAGTATAAATATTAGCGAATAAACCATCTTGAAAAGCTGAAGGAATTACTGCTGGGTTGGATGTATTAATTTTAGCTAATGTTAAACCATTAGTTGTAGCAAAAGAGGCTTGAGATAATAAATTTTCTGATTGTGATGTCGCTGTACTTGTTTCATTATTATTATCAGAATAAAAGAAGTTAATAGTTCCAGAAACATTAAATTGAGTTGGGCCACCACTTGTTAAGGGTCCTAATCCAAATAATTGAGCATTTACTGAAGATGATATTGTAGTAGAACCAGCAGCTAAACTTGAATAGTTAGATGAAAAAGCAGAATTACTATTTATAGTTTTACCAGAAAATAGAGTTGAACCAACAGGTGCAAATCCTTGAGCAGTTAAATAAGTAACATCTGTATTAGTTGAACCTGAAGGTACAGATCCTGCTGGTGCAGTAGATGTTCCGGTATTTAACTGATTTTCAGTAAGAGTAGTACTGTATGTTTTTGTGTTTGGAGAAGCATCAGGTGCTGATGAACTTAATAATCCAGATACAAACCTTAAAATTTCTGATACATCTGTATTACTTGTAAAATTATTAAAATATGAACCTGTTAAACCTGAACCCCAAGCATTTGAAGTAGGTACACCAGCATTATGATTATAAAACCATCCTGATTGGCTTACTACCATAGCATAATTATTTGCTGCTTGAGAAGCAGTTGTTGCTATAGCAGGAGCACCTGCAGCTTGTAATGTACTTCCTGTAATTTTTAAAGAAGAAGTAGTATTGAATATATCTGTAGAACCAGATTGAACAAATATTCCTGTTCCTCCACTTCCACCACCTGAACCTGTATCTACAGTAATAGGAAATGTTGAACCATCACCTTTAGTAAAAGTAATAGTATTTAAACTTACACTTGCTGTAGTTAATAATGAACCTGTATTTTGAGAAGCTCCTGAGGTACCACTAGTACCTGAAGAACCTGAACTTCCACTAGTTCCACTTGAGCCACTTGAACCATCAGTACCTGATGTTCCAGAGGAACCTGAATTACCACTAGTACCGGAAGAACCACTTAAACCACTGGTTCCGGATGAACCTGAAGAACCATCAGCTCCTGAAGTTCCAGATGAACCTGAAGAACCTGCTGCTCCTGAAGTTCCGGATGAACCTGAAGAACCTGCTGCTCCTGAAGTTCCGGATGAACCTGAAGAACCTGCTGCTCCTGAAGTTCCGCTAGTACCTGAAGTACCAGTTGCACCTGATGTACCACTTGTACCTGATGTACCACTTGTACCCGATACTAAACTACTTACAGGAGTAAAACTAAATACTCCAGAACTGGTATTATAAGTTACAATTTGGTTTGGTGTTAAATTTTGTCCTAAACCAAATACTACAAAAGGATTTGAACCAGAAATTACTAATGAACCTGTAATTACAGCTGAACCAGAAAATGGAAATCCGTTTCCTGAACCACCACCACTTGAACCTGAAATAAAAACTGTTACTCCTGTTGTATTAAACTGAGACAGTTGAACTGAACCTGTAAAATTTATATAAGGAACACTAGAACTTACTAGTATACCGTTTTGATATATATCAATAGTACCTCCTCCTGTTGATGTAGATTGAAATACACCTACAGGTACTTGGTCTAAAAATCTTATTTGTGCCATTAAATTAGTTTGTTATCTAATATAAATATGGCAATTATGGGACTAAATTTATTCTTCTTGAAGCTTCTTGATTAGAAGGAGTATTTGGTATTATTCTATCTCCTACTACGTTGCCCTCTATAATATCTGTATTATCTGTAGTTTCTATGCCAAATATAATTTTAGTTTTATTAGAAAATTTCTTAAGTGCTGTTATATCTTTTTGTAATATATCTGGTATAATATACCCATTAATTTTTATATCAAATGTACTTCTTACTATACGTTCATCGTTTTCAACTAATTCAGTTTGAAAACCAAAAGAATCAATCATTGCTTTAAATTGATAACGTTGAGGATCACCCCAATAAGCATCAGAAGCATATTCCATTGCCTCTACTATTTTATTTAGTTGTTCTACATAATAAGTAAATACAACACAAGTATAAGTAACAGTTAAATAATCAGGCATTATAACAGCATAATAATCTTTTTGAGGTATTCTATTATTTAATACTTTAAAATTATCATAAGCATTTCTTTGAGTATATCGTTTAGTAAACACACCAAAGTTTTGTGGGTTATTAGCATCTAATTTGTTAGCTATCTGTCTATTTTTGTCTATACTGTTACGTTTAAACATAATCAACGGAGCCTGTATTTTACCATTTTGGTCCCTATAATACCCATCTTTTTGATATGATTTCCATTTTTCAGGTGAACCATAAATTATAGGAACAGGTAATCTAGCTCCATTTTGAATAACTGAAGGTTGGATTACGTTTCCAAAATAGTAAAAAATTGCTTCATCTATGTCTTGAAGACCAACACTAAAAGGTTTTACTGTATCTCCCTTAAAAGAAGTTTGTAGTGCTCTATTTTCGGTTGGTGATGGATTAAAATTGTTTGGGTTACCAGCTTGTTGATAAGTAGGAACTACTTGCTCGTTACCAAGTTGTTGTTGGGTTTTTGGTATAGGTTTTCTAACTTGTGGCATTACATTCTTGATTTAATTATGTTTAATCTATCAGATGGTACATAGTGACATTCACATTTTACCTCTACACTATATCCAAAATTTTCTAATCCGTTATTTAATGGGTTTTCACCATCAGCATCATAATAAGGATATTGAGGATCTTTACCTACAAAATATTGAGTATTATAAGTATTATCTATTTCCCAAAATCCATTTTCATATTGTATAACATCACCTACTGCTGGTTGTATTGAAGCTCCGTATTGAATAGGCTGAGCTTGGAAAGGTCCAAATCCTTGACCTTGGTTTGCTGAATCATATTTACTTATTAAATCATCTCGTAAAAATCTAACAATTAACGGATATGTATAATCAACTCCTAAATCACTTACTGGTGATGCTGGATTTCCTCGTTCTACTAAAGCAAATAATATAACGGGATCAGCGAAATTTCTTCCTTCTACTGATTCTCCATACATATTTGTTTTAGTAGTAGTTACATTATACTTATAAAATATTACTTCTTGAGATATAATGTTTCCCATCAACTCACGGTTGACTCTTCTAAACATTGATATATCTCGAGCACCTCCGTATAAAGCCATATTATCCTATAAAAATTGTCATTGGTACTTGATTAATTTCAGCAACACGAGCTACTGATTCTGCTTGTCTTCTTTCAAGTAATGCTTGACGTGATGTTTGGTCAAAATATTCTCTTAATCTTGTTATTAAAGCATCTCTTTCAGTAGCAGCAGATGATACTAAATTATCTCCATTTAGTGTTACTTCAGATCCTGGGATAGGAATAGTTGAATATTTGTTTCTTACTAGTCCTAAAGCATCTTTTGCTCTAGCTAAAGTATATTCAAATATCCAAGCTCTACCAATTGAATTAATTTTAGAATATGTTGGGTTTATATAAGGAACGTTAGATGTATTAGAAATTTTATTTGTTCCATCTGCAAAAGCAGCATCTAATCTATCTTGTATTTTAATAAAATCAAATACTAAATAAATACCATAATCTAATCCACCTTCAAATCCATCTTCACCAAAAGCACCTGTACCAGGTACTGGAAATACTGAAATTATATTATTTATAATATTAAATGAATAATTTGAAAGTGTTACTTGGTTTTGCATTTCAATTGCTTGGATGTTTTGCATAGTAAAACTTGTAGGCATCATCAAATAAGCAGTAGAACCATATCCAAATCCATATAAACCAGCAGCAGGAACACCTCCTAAACCACCTTGTCCAGCTATTAAAGCAGGAGAATATAATTGACTAACAGCTGGGGGTGCTTGGTAGTAAACATTTTTTATTTCAATACCACCTACAATACCTTCATCTTCTGCCCATTGAGCTAAATCATAACGTTGTTGTCCAGGGGTTAAAGGTAATCTACCTTTATACCATGTTACATTACCACCTGTTCCTGCTTCTTCACCATATTGTTGAGATAATCTAACAATAGTAGAAAAAGTAGGTGTAACAATATCATCATTAACATCTACGGATGTAGGAGCTCCTTCTAAAGATAAGTAATTATCCCTTGTTTGAAAAGCATATAATTCGTTTCCGTAAATAGTTACAGCTTCTTCAAATCCAGACCAAAAGTTAATATCCTGTAATTCTACGTTTTCAATAGGATAACCTAAACGTAAAGCACAAAAGTTAGCTACTTTATTAGCATCCGTTTGGAATTGAGAATCAGTATCATAAAATCCAAATGGGGTTGGTGGAGGCCATACACTAGGTTCCCCATAGTAAGAAGCTGATACTAGAGCAAAGGATGATGAACCGGGCCAAATAGGAATATTAGACATATTTATTTATTATGTTGTTACAATATAATACTCTATACTTGCTGCACTACTTGAAGGTTGTACTTTTACAGATTTAATATCATTAAAAGCTAAACCACTTGTACTTCCAGTCATTTTACTTGTAGACATCATATATGAACTACCAGTAGCAATTAAATAACTCATAGCTTCGGTTGAAGAAGATACAATCAATTTAATAGGTGTAACAGTAGAGTTATTAGTTACTCTAACATATTGAATACTACTAGTTACAAATGTACCAGCACCAGGTACGGAGTCCATTGAAAATAATGTTGTAACAGATCCTGTAGGTACACTTAAAATTCTATTATCAACATAATTAATATTATTAATAGTTTGGGTAACAGAAGAACCTACGTTGTCTCCGTTAAGCGTTAAAATTTCGAATATTTGGGAAGTAAAAGTTGCCATGCCTTTTTCGTATAAATATTGAAAAAGTATGTTCTAACTTATTTTTTTGAACTTCCGTTTGTACCTGAAGA